GTTGTCGCATTTCTCCTGATACGTCTCGAAGCACTTTCCCGAGTCGTTGATGAGGTCGAGCCACGGCTTCGCTGTCGTGTCAGCAGGGTTAGGATCGGCTGGGGTATCGGAGGTGACGGTGGGCTCAGACATCTAGGCGCATCGCCTCAAGTTCCAGATGGTCCTTCAGCGCGCGCTCATTGTCATCAATCATGGCCCATCCGTTACAGCTTTCCGAATCGCAGTGGCATTCCATCGCAACGCGCTTCCATCCGTCCGGCTCTGTGTAGCCAGCGCCCGTTCGCCATTCACGCGGCAGTTTCCGATTTGCCATGTACGCGTCAATGAACTCGTCCCGCGTCATACTCTGATCCTCGTGCTCTTTCTCGGCTCAGGCGGACCGGCGAGATAGACTTGGCCTGGCCTGGCCTTGGGTTTTGGCTTTGCGATCACGACCGGAACCTCTCGCCATGCCAGCGCAAAATATCGGAACGCATCGGCAAGGTGCGTGGTCCAATCTCTCACCTCGCTCTCACGAAACGTCTTCTTCTCGTCATCCCATTCCCTGCGATAGAGTTCGAGCGCCGAGACGCCCTTCTCCTCGCACCGTGGATGGAAGACACAGAACGGAAGCGACCTGCGAACGGCCTGTATGCCGTCCTGCTTTCCTATGGACGGACAGAGCTGTGGGTTGAGCTTGTGGAGCAGCATCGATTCAAGCCGCGTCCTCGCCCCCGTCGTGCCCCACTCCTTGACCTTCGCATCGTGCGGGACAAAATCGATGCCCCGCTTCCACGGCTTCGAATGACAGATGGCCGCGAAGTGATCGATGCCAACACCCGAGGCCGTGTAGCAATCGAGAAGAATGGGCTGTCTGCCCTGAACCTGCCACCACCAGATTGAAGTGTCGTCGCGTGTCCCGATATCCCATGCCGTATGCACGGGCTGGTCAGGGATCGCCTCGACTTCACAAATGCGGCCCTCGTTCCTGACCGCCAGCATCTCGCGAGCGTAGAACGCACCGAGGATCGCCGCATTGAAATCGCAGAAATACTCCTGCCGAAAATACGCTGTCCCCGCGTCCTCGTCATAAAGCGAGATGTAATCGGCTAGCGCCTCGTCCAGTTCCTCTCGTGACAGCGCCTTGGTGTCGTCTATCGTGCTGATCTCGGCGTGCCACTTCGGGTCATGCTTGTGGCTGTCGTACATCGCCTTGGCGTGGTTGCGACCGCGCGGCGTGGTGATGAACATCGACCACCCGCCGTTCTCAACCAGCATCGGGCGGTGATAGGCCCACGCACTTGGGTTGGCCAAAGCCCATTCGGAATAGACAATCCCAGCCGGCCCGGCCCCAACCGTCGCGTCATAGCGATCAGATCCGATGAGCTGCCACGTCGAGCCGCACTTAAGGCGAATGAACATCTGCTGTTCATCCTTGCTCTCCCTGATCTCAGCTGGGAAAGCTTCGTCGATCCTCCTGCGTCCCGTGTGTGGGTTGACCGCTGTCCAAAGCGCTTTGCGGGCCTGTTCATATTCGGGAAGGCAATGCCAGTATGAACCCACCCGGCGATGCGCCAGCTCACACGCTACGCTCAGCGCGATCTCGTCCTTGCCCCAGCGGCGGTGCGCGATCTCAATGGCGCGCGTCCCGCCGTTGACCATGTAGCTGTGAAGCGGCTGCTGATACCAGCGAACCCGGCGAACGAACTCAGACATTGCGGCGTCCCGTTAGATAATGTTAGATAACCGGCATGAAGCCGCTTTCATCCAAGTTCGCGAACCGTGGGAACTCAGGCATCGCGCGGCGCGTCGCCAAAAAGCAGCTACCAGCACCGTCCGCTGAAACCTTTGAGGCTCTTGAGCGGCTACGCGAAGAAGTTCAGGAGATCACTGGCGTTCGAAAAGTCTCCGAGGCGGTCAAGCGCTCAAGAGCTAAGAAGCCCGAGGTTTTCAGGGATTACCAACGCAAGTACATGCGGAAGTACCGCGCCAAGAAACGAGAAACCCATGAGTGAGCCACTGGAGCCGTCAGCCATGCCCGAAAGATTCAGCAAGCGAGAACTCAGAGGCGCGCAAAGGCGTATCTCCGCCTCCGAAGAGGCTCTCAACGCCACCTTCGCTGAAATCCAAGACGACGAGGGAAAGGGAACATGAAAGATTGGCTTATCACCCGTGCAGTCGTGCCGTTCGTGCTCACATTCTGTTTGCTCATGGGAGGCTCAATTATTTGGGACAGTATCAAGGACGCCAAGGCCAACCCAGCCCTCCACCGTCAAGATGTGAAAGTCGAATGCTTGGCACCCTAGCTCGCAACTACATGCGGGATGCCTACCGGCCTAAGAAGCGGGCGGAGAAGGCTTCTCAGTCTCGTAAACCGTCTTGAAAAGCACTGGCCCGCCGTCTTCGCCTGTGAATTGCAGCGGGAGCACCTTGCCGAGCAGCGCTAGGAAGGGGCCTGGGTTCGCCTCTGCTTGAGCCTGAAGGTAGTTGACCAGCCCGTCTGGCTTCCCACCCCCAGCGGCCTCAGCGGCGCTTAGGATGGCCTCCTTGAGCAGACTGGTGGTTTTGTTGAGAGAGCCCTTCCGGCGGCCCTTGCCAGCATTCCCCCTAGGCTGGCCTTCTTTAGGTCCTGACACGATGTGGTGATGCTCCTTGAGAGATCGAGCCGGCTCGCTGGTCCGACTTGCGTCCTGTCACGCGATCAGTCCGCGCTCTTGAAGATAATGAAGGCTCGCCTCGGCGCGGGGGATGAACCACTTCCAACGGGGCTCTTCTTTCGGAGCCCCGTCAACATGAAGCAGGCTCATATCGTCGGGGTGGAACCCGCTTCCGGGCTCATCACCGCCACGGTTCGGGTCGCATTCGATCCACATGCGTGCCAGCGTCTCAATGCGCGGATCAACGTTCTCGACTTGCTCCCTTGTCATGCTCTGCTCCTTGAGAGATTGAACCTGTAAGAAGTTCTTACAAGTTCGGCTCCTTGCGGGGTGTAGGCTTTCAGCGAGGCCGGACTTCTCCTTTAGAGGCGCGCCGTAACGCTGCCTTATCGGCTCGACGCAAAATCGCATCATCACGCTTGAGCCGATTCATCACTTCTCGCGCCTGCTGTTCCGTTGACTCGGATGAACGGAAGTGTCCGTTTCGGAAAACAACATACTTATACTCAGGCGCGCGCACTGCTGCTTCCCGAGGCACAATTTCATAACGGTTCTCATAACGGTTCATTGTCTGCGTTCCCGCGCCTCACTCGCTGAAACTGAGAATTGAACAAGCGGAGCCGGTATTTGGCCGGAAATCTCATCCCGCCTACTGACCGGTTTCGCGTCTCCTCAGGCATCTAGAGAGCGGCATCGACGCCCCCTCACTCTGCCCGCACGCTCCGAGAATCTAAGACCGCAGCCTGTCGGAAGAGCGTCCCTGCGGAATTGTGGATCAGGCAAGCGCCGCCCATTTTCCACTTCCCGGTTCCCGGCTTTTGGAAGGCCGGTCGGGGCGGGAAAGCAGCGCAGTTGGTAGTGAGATGTGCGGAAGTTCAGGGGATTTGTCAATAGGATGGCGCTCTAGCGGACATAGAGGTCCCAAGCATTTGCGCGCAGAACTTTCTCGAACTCTTCGCCAAGCGGCTCTTGTTTATTCTTCAGCACCTCGATGGTCGCCTTCATGCGCTTTGCCGAAGCGCGGATGGCGGCGCGCTCCTCCGCAAGGATGAACGCGCGCTGTTGGGCATAAATGGCCGTCCGCTCCTCAACACTCGTCTCGCCTCGTTGATGCCGACACCAGATGCACGAGCATGGAGGGCAGGTGCATTCATCACTGCCGCAGATTTCGCACATCATATCACCCTCACTGTTGCCTCAAGCCCTCTTTGCCAAACCTTCGTTTTGAAACTCGCCAATTGCCGTAGGCACTCCACGAGATTATCGCCCCTGATTGCAACCATGTTCGCAGGGGGATTTTTCGCCAGCGGTATCAGCCCTCGCGGATCAGCAAGGCTCTTAAGGTCCAGGATCACTTCGAACGGAATCGGCAATAGCTTGTCCCCAGAATAGACCAACCTCTTAACACCCATGGTGCTGTTCA